CTTGACATTCCAATTATTAATAATACCAAATCTACCATCATCAGCAATTTTCCCGAACACATCCCATGATACAGATGGTAAAGCTTCTTCTACATTTATATCACCTGTGGATCTAAAACCAAAAGCAACATATCCATATTGAAAAATATCTTTAAGGGGATCATACACAGAGGAATATTTTCTAGATCTCTGATAAGGTATTTCTATTTCATAGACATAAGAATTGCTAGATGCTGTAACATTAACAGGTAGTATATTATATGGTGTTGTATCATACACTAAACCTGATGCTTCAATATCCTGTGAAAAATATTTATCCAATACTTCTGCTATAGATTTAACAACTGGTGTCGACCAATCATTAGTAACAAAAGCATCTGGATTAACAAATACACAAAATGGTGTATAAGCATCTGAGAAATCTTTACCAGGGTTTTCTCTAGTACTAGCATCTAAAGTCATTCCTATTCTGACTTTAAGAGCTCCATTGTAACCAACATACATTCTAAGGCCACGCATAGGTGTCATAGATAAGGATGTAACTTCTGTTTTACCATTATCTGACGTAGCCGTGAAAGAACTTTGAGGAGTAGTTAACAATTGATAAGGAGCAAAAACTGAAACATGATTTTGTGTTGTATATGGCACTCTAGATCTAGTATTTACTAATTGATATTTCTCATAATAATTCTTAACAGATGGCACCACATCAGTTATATAATTAGGCACATTAACACTATCTTTTGCTAACGTTATTGTACCTTGAGTTACATTAACTGGTGTATAATTTGCAAGCTCAAAATCATTAGATGCAGACATAGTTACAGTTGCTGTGACATCAGATGATGATCCGTCTGGAGATATAAGGGGTGTTAATGAATAAATTACTAGCTGACCAAGTAAATAATCATACCAAGCATGTCTTATATTTCCTGCAGAAATATCAATGAATCCATGTGGAACTTCTAACCAAGGTAACTCACTATTGTAAGGAACTTCCACAATTACCTCTCTCTGATCTCCTCCTATATCTACTATAACACCGTGTGATGCTGACCAATCAAAAAAGGTGGCCGCAGTAACCGCTTTATAAAATAAGCCAATATATATTTTAACAGACTGAAATCTATTCATATAAAATCTTATTTTATATTTCAAACCACCTCTCCAAAATTTATAATTTTGGACAAGTGCTTCTATAGGAGATACAGAAACTACTACTCCATCTGGCGTAGTAGCTATTGTTGGAGCTGGTGTTACTGGTATAGTGGTTGCAACATCACCTGGCGAATCTGCTGTTAAAACTTGAAAACTCTTAAGATAATGCTCTCTATCACAAAGTAAATGTTTATAAGACATTTCATCTATTTTAGAGTTAAACGTACTATCTGTTGCTACTCGTTGTGATGATGGAATCAAGGCAACTTTTTCAACAAAATGTGGATTATCACTATTATTCATAGAGTTAAACTTTATCATTACAGCTGTAGGATTTGTTGGTATACCTACATCATCCATACCAGACAATGTTAAAGAATCACCTGTCATATTTGTAGGCAACGTAGCTTCTTGAACCTGAGATAAAGTATTAGATATATTAGTAATATTAAGTAAACCTTGGGTTTTCCTAACTTCTGTTGGTATATTTCCTGGTCTTAGAAATTTAAATTCTTGATTTTCTAAGAACATAGTAACCGTAATATTAACTGAATTTATACCAGCCAATGGTACCAAAACATATATACCAACACCTAAAACTTCATCAAAAGGATCACATCCATTTCTGTAATGTCTCCATGGTACAACCAAATCTACGGTTGAAGAGTTATCTGAGACATCTAAAATAGCGTGTTGTCTCAGAAAAGCTTCATAAACAGTTGACGAACTATTCAAGGGTAATTGATATGTTGGTGTAATTATTAGAGCTCCACTACTTAAGGGTGTACCTTGTGTTGTTACTACAAAATGTAAATCACCTCTAACTGATAAAAATGTCTCACCAATAGTTTTCAAAACATGATTACTGTTAAAATAATCGTTTGGAAATTTTAAAAACATCTTGTTAGCCATAAATGATTCAGCAGAAGTCCATGTTATAGTATCTGTAACATAAGGTTTGGAAGTTGTGGTCTTATAATTCCAATTAACATCTGTATCTTGTTCTTGGTAAGGTCTAGAAATATCTGATAATTGTAAATTGTTTTGTGAAGACAATGTAGTACCAGTTGCCGAATAAGTATCGGAAGTTGGTTTATTTGAAAGTAGGGAAGTTGGTCCTACTTCTATTGTTTCAAGATTATTAGAATCTTGTACGTGTGAGCTTTTTATAGCTTCATTTAATAAATGAGATTTTTGTGTATCCATATTGTATAAAATTAAAGAATCGTATGATTCTTTAGAAGTTTAAAAAAGGAGTGTATCTCCTTTATAATTGTAAGATAATTCTTACATATAATCAATTAATTGATTTAAAGTACATAACTAAAAGATAATTGATTGGAATACTCATATTCATTCTCTAAATCTTCAAAATAAGGTAAAGTTAACTTAAACTTCCTTAAATATATATGATCCATCAATTTACTTCTAATATCATTAAAATAATCTTCGCCCCAAAAGTAAGCATATCTAAGGCAAGTATTTAAAATCATTTGTGTACTGTTTAGATCATCATCTCTTTGCCATGATACCATTTCTTGGATGACACTTTTATCTAAACCACATTTTACTTGTTTTGTTACTTTATCCAAAACAAAATGCGACTTCAAATAATAACATTCTTCCAATTTATTAAATGGTACTAGCGGTTGATCTTTCTTTGAAGATGTATATTCAATACCGTGAGATAACATGAAATCTCTTAAAGAGTATCCATCCCAATACTGTTTAACAACACTTGAAAATCCTATAAGATGATCATCACCATGCACATATAATTTCATATGTGTTTTAAAGAAGTCAATCGTGTGATAATTCTTAGGTAAAACCTCCAACATACTCATAACAACATACATTCTATTGACAAAACTATTAAATGATGTTGT